TTTGGGCGTAAGTTGCTGATACAAATTCATTACCGGCTAAATTATTATAGTTACCTGATTTTAACTCTAGCCTTTGATTTTCTCTTAACTCATAAAAGTTTGTAGGTGGGTTAAAATCGATTTCAATATTTTGTTCATTGAGTTCAAACTTTTTAAATAACCCCATAAACTTTAAATGAGTTACAAAACCCTTTTTAATTCCAGCAGCAAATCTTTGCTGCTGTCTCATAATAAATCTAGCAAATTTTAACTCTTCTCTAAGAATAGTTGATCCATCAGCAGATGCTTGATCATTAGGATCTAATCTCATGGACGGTACTTTTAAAGCTCTATAAAGCTTCTTAATAAAATACATTAAATCAGATAATTCACCTAAATTAGCTCCACCAGCTAATTGGTTTACTGAAGTACCCTCAGATCCTTGCCTCTTAGCAAACCAAAAAGCATCTAACATTGATTGCGGGTTAAACTTTTTAACTACATCATTTTGATCCATATCAAAAGTTTTTCTAGACCAATAATTTTGAATTAACTTTCTAAGATAAGCTTCAGCTTTCGGTGGAGCCATATTACCTACATCAACATTAAAAACTAATCGTTCTGGTGCTCTTACTAATCTGTAAATTACAATAGCATCCTCAATTAAAGACAGCTGCCTATATGGTCTTCTACCATTTTCTAAAAACGGTATTACGAAATTTTTTGTCTCATTATATACACCAGAGTTAATATAAACAATTTGATTTTCATCCATTGGTATAAATTCAACCTTTTCAACTTTTGATGGGTTATCTTGACTAAAAATAGGCTTTCTATATATAAAGCCTTTAACTAGCATATTTTGTATATTATTATAAACAGGATCAATTATTTCAGCCGGTAAATTAATTACCCCTAATGTACCATCTTTAAGATATCCCTCATGAATAATTAACTCAAAGAATAATTCCCCTTCTACTAACAATTGTCTAAAATATTGCCAACCTCTATTTTTAAGATCAAAATATTCTAGATATCTATGAAATTGTTTTTCCACTTCGGATTTTTCATCTACTGTTAAATCTATATCCTTTAAATGTAATTTTGTTATCCACCCACTTTCATCTGGATTAATAGTTTCATCACATATTTCATCTAAAGCATCAGCTACTTCAGAATAAGCAG